ACGGGACCTTCGGCGGGACGGGCTCGATCACGGGCTACACGAACGGGACGAAGTACTTCATCACGGCGACGAACGGATCGACGACCTTCACGCTCTCGACGACGTACGGCGGCGCGGGCGTCGTGACGACCGCGGGAACGCCGACCGGACTGACCTACACGGCGACGAACGTCGCGACGGTTACGACCGCGAACTCGATCACCCTGACGGGCAACCTCGCTGTCCTCGCGGACGGGTACTGGCGCGGCTCGACGCTGACCATCGACCTCGTCGGCGGCAGCACAGCAGCCCCGTCATATCAGCAGACGATCGTAACGGCGTACAACGGCACGACGAAGGTCGCGACCGTCTCGCAATGGACGGGCGGTCAGCCGACGAACGGGGTCGCGAGCGAGATCCGCTTCGCGAGGAGGCATCCGATGGACGGCTACGCGACGCTCGCGCAAGCCGTTCTGACGTCTCTTACGGCGGAGCAGTCATGACGAATCCCTCCCACCGCGTCTCGGACGAAGGCGACAAGGTCGTGATCCACGACCTCGAAGTCTTCTGCGCGTACGACCCGCAGATCGACGGCGACCACGACGAGGACCTGACGAAGTTCGACAACGAGCGCGTCCGTGACATCGTCGACTCGACGCAGCAGTACATGAGGAAAGGGTCGCTCCCGCGTCTCGTCGTCATGCACGAGCGCGACGGCAAGGAGCCGAAGTCGTCGGTCGGTCGCTTCACGAAGATCCGGTACGAGGAGCGCGGCGGCGTCGGCTACATCGTCGGCGACTGCGAGGTCGAGCGCCCGGTCTTCGACAAGTTGCTTGCCACCAACGCGTTCCCTCGCCGGAGCGCGGAGATTTGGCAGGACCAGAATCACCTCTCGGAAGTGGCTCTGCTCGGGCGCGAGACGCCCCGGCGACCGCTCCCGGATACGCACTTCGCTCGCCGAGGCGAGCGGGTTACGTTCGCACGTTCACTCCGCTTCGACATGGGGACGGTCGGCGGCGGACAATCCACCTACGTCCCCGGAACGAAGGACACCTATATGGCAGATGACATCCGCAAGGAACTCGCTGCGATGAAGTGCGATATGGACGAGATCAAGTCCATGATGAAGAAGCACTTCGGCGAGGGCGAGGAGAAGGTCGAGAACGCCGACGAGGGCGCCGACAAGGAAGAGATGGCAGCCGACGATATGCTCACGCAGCAGTTCGCCGAGGACGAGAAGGACGAGATGGGCGACCTCGTGATCAAGCACGAGGACGAGGAGGCGGAGGTCTTCCCGGCTTCGCGCCCCGGTCGTCGCGAACTCTTCGCGATGCGCCGAGAGAACGCCCGTATGGCTCGCGAACTCGCGACCATGAAGGCGGAACTGTCCCGCGAGCGGTTCAGCCGGGACATCGACGCGATGGAGCAGGACGGCTACCGCATCCCGGCGGGACGGCGCGAGCGCCTGATCGCCGACCTCGTCGCGAGCAAGGACCCCGAGACGCTGCTCGACTCGTGGCGCGAACTCTTCGCCCGCGACCCGATGGGCGTCCGGATCGACATGAGCCGCGCCTCGATGCCCGCGCAGGACATCGGCGCTCGGGAAGTCTCCGACCTTGTCCGCGAGTTCGCGGGCAAGCCGGAGGAGTATCGCAAGGCAATCAACAACCGCTCGAAGCGGTAACACCAAGGAAGGAAGCAAGCAATGTCTGACATGGGATTCACCCCCGAACTCGCTGCATCTGGCAACATCTCGCCGTTCCGGTTCGTCAAGATCAGCGGCGACTTCACGGGCGCGGCGTGCACGGCTATCACCGATCAGGTGATCGGCGTGACCGACGGCAGCCTCAAGTTGTTCTCGTCTACGTGGCACGCGCAGTCCGGCGACCCGATCAGTCTGCAGCCGTCGAACACGGTGCAGGTCGAACTCGGTGGCACCGTCACCGCGGGTAACTACCTCATGCCGAAGGCAACGGACGGCACCGCCGTCGTCGCCGCAGGCGCAACCGCCGTCTCCTCGTACATCGCGCTTCAGGGCGGCGACTCGGGCGACATCATCCGCGCTTTCCGCTTCGGTCAGCGCAGCCCGGTCTTCACCTGATCGAACCTCTGACCAAGAAAGAAGGACACTCACATGGCATACTCTGTTGTTGGTGGAGGTCTGTCGACCTACATCCCGTCTACGAACGACCTCGCGACCGGGGCGCTGCAGGTGGAGTTCACCCGCAGCGTCAACTCGTTCGCGTTGAGCCGCTACGCGCAGATCGTCCCGGTGACCAAGATGACGGGGTACTACCTCCGTCAGGACGTCACGGACAACATCCGCGTCACCGACCAGAACGAGTTCATCTGGCCGCTCGGCAACGATCGTCCGACGGGCAAGCAGAACGCGTTCGACTTCGTCCAGTACACGACGCAGCGGTTCGCGTTCCCGTTCTACATCCCGCAGGAGACGTCGCAGCAGGCGGCGTGGGACGTCGTCGCACAGCACGCCCGTAGCCGGGCGCAGTTGGCGATGACTCGTCGCACGCTCGCGGCGGCGACGACTCTCGCGGCTACCGCAAGTTGGGGCACGAACTACACGACCGCCGCGGGCACCTCCCTCAACGGGTGGACCGCTACCGGAAGTTGGGCGGGCGCCGACTCGTCGAACCGTCGCATCCAGAAGTCGATTCAGCAGGTCATGCAGTTGGTCGGTCAGTCGAGCGGCGGCGCCGTCAGCCCGAACCAGTTGATCATGGTCATCAGCCCCGCGATCGCCGCAACGATCGCGCAGAGCGCCGAGGTGCTTGAGTACGTCAAGTACAACCCGTCGTCTCCGTCCTTCCTGCAGGGCTCGGACACCTACAGCCGTTGGGGCATTCCCCCGACCCTGTTCGGGCTCGGCGACGTCGTCGTCGACGACTCGGTCCGTACGACCACGAAGAAGAACACGGCGAATACCGCGACGACCTCCTACATCCTCGGCAACGGCGCGTACTTCGTGTCGCGTCCGGGTGGTCTGGTCGGCGTCGAGGGCGCGAACTCGTTCGCGACGCTGCAAATCTTCGCCTACGAGGACATGACTGTCGAGCAGTTCAACGATCCGATCAACCGTCGAATCGAGGGACGCGTCATCGACAACAGCACCCCGCAGGTCGTCGCCCCGGTCGCGGGCTACATGATCCAGACCGTGCTCGCCTGACGCACGCAAGCGGTTGCAGGCGGGCAGGACTTCGGTCCTGCCCCCCTGCGCCGCGGGGAGGCTCCGATGTCCGCACAGTACGCAACCTACGCAGACCTCGAAGCCGCTCTCGACGCGACGATCATCGCCCAGTTGTGCGGCGACTCGGGCACGCCGATGCCGGGACCGAACCCGTTCACGACGCACGCGATCGAGCGGGCGTCGGCGATCGTTCGCTCGTACACGCGAGTGGGCGAAATCTACACGGAGACGGAACTCGCGACCCTCGCCGCGGCAAACGACCCGCTGCTCGTGATGCTGACCGTCGACCTCGCGACCGAGTTCCTCTTCCAGAGGCGCGGCGCGAAGTTGAGCCCGGCGATCGAGCAGAGGGTCAAGCAGGCGTACTCGTACCTCGAAGGGCTCCGCGACGGCAAGATGCTCTTTGGCTCGGTTGCGTCGAACGCGTCCGCGGGCATCCCGGCGGTCAAGGCGGTTCCGACCTCGACTCGCGGGTGGTACGCGCAGGTGTCCAACTCGCAGTTCTTCCCGCCTCGACGCGGCACGACCTTCCCGTGAGCGCGTGGTCCCGCCGAGTCAAGGCGGCTCTGCGGAACCGCGCCGTGACGACAGGCATCGCGCAGGTCGCCGTCGAGTGGATGTCGACCCACATCGAGGACAACTACGGGCGGGGTCCGAGCGGGCAGGCGGTTCCGCACAAGCCGCTCAAGCCGCTCTTCGGCAAGAAGTGGGTCGGCGGAAAGAAGCCGACGCAGTCGTTCACCTACGAGACGGGCGGCGTCCAGTTGCCCGGCGGCGGGTGGTCGACGACGACCTTCAGGCGATTCATCCGAACGAGCCGACGGGGTCGGCGGAACGCCGCGGGCAAGATCGTCCGGACGGCGCGGCATCTCGTCCTCGTCCCGGGCTACCGCAACGGCGGGCAGCCGCTCCGCGACACGGGCAAACTCTTCGGGAGCCTCAACGCGAAGGGCGCGTCGGCGGCGGACAAGATCGTCCTGACCATGCGCGGACGGAAGTACGGTCTGTACCAAGACAAGGGCTTCACGACGTCCGGACCGAACTACATCCCGCTGACGCTCAAGGGCAAGCGGAAGCACGGGACGGGGAACAACCCGCGGCGCGAGGGGCTCTCCCCGGGACGCGACTACTTCATGGCTCGCCGGGGCGTCACCGTCCCGGCGCGACCGTTCATCCTGCCGACTCGCGAGGACCTCCGGACGCTCGGCACTACCATCTACCTCGGACTCAAGTCCATCCTGAAAGGCACCTGACATGGCAACAGCGATCTACGTCCCCGGACCTACCGTCGTGAAGATCGGCGCGAGCATCCTCGGCTACTCGGACAACGACAACCTTCCGCAGATCCAGTTCACGGATCACCACCACGAGATCAAGACGGTCCTGTCGGGCGCCGTCCCCGAGGAGGTGGTCCTGCAGGGTACGCACGCCCGGATCGCGATCGCGCTCGTCAAGTGGGACAACGACGTCTACCAGACGATGCTCGCCGATCAGCGCGGCGCGGCAGCGACTACGACC